GATGATGATGTCAGAGCGAAGAGTCGCCATGACTAATCCTCAAGATTGGTTTACGGTTTCGGGCGCAGCCCTAAATACCAGCGCAGCCGGTTACGTTAAAGTTTAACGTCCCGCTGCTGCTTTCAATCTGTCATAAAGATCGCGGTCGGTACGGAATAGCCGCGATTGCTCTGTCAGGTTGAAGGATTCAGGTGCGAAGGGGTTTTTGATGCCTGCAGGGATTTCGCCAGTGCTGCGTCCTACAGGTGCGCCGCTGCCTTGAGGCTTGGGTTGCTTTTGCATCCAAGCTGGCAGGCTTTGTTTTGCCCACTCGCTAACTGGCGTGCGCTGGTAGCCATCGACGACAACAACGGTGCCATCTGCTTCACGCTCGATTTGATCAGCGTTCAGCTTGGTTTTCAGCACGAGGTCAGGATCGTGAACGATCTCGGCTAAGGCGCTGACGGCTGGTGTGAGCAGCTCAAGTTCCCGCACGCGGGATTCCAGTTCTGCAATGCGCTGGTCCTTTTGCGCCGTCGCCTCACGGAACTGCTGCTCCAAAGCCTGCCTGGCTTCGGTGTATTTTCCTTGAGATTCCAGTTCTGCTTGTTCAGCGCGACGCTTGAACTCCAGCAGTTCGTCCAGATCAACGCCATCGGGCACAGTCGGTGCTTTCTTGGCAGAGCGAAGCTCAGCGATCAGTTCTTTGTTCTTGCGTTCCAGTGCTTCTACGCTGCGCTGCAACGCTTCTGCATCAACCGTAGGAGCCGCAGGCTCTACAGCTTGGTTTTCTTCAGACATGAATAACCCGCAGGGTTAAGTGCAACTGAAGGTTATCACCTACTCATCATCATCGTCATCTGTGCAGGTAATAACCTCGATGCCTTCTGCCAGTCTGCCCATTAAAGCGCCCAGCACCTGAGCATCAGCAGGACACGGGAAGACAAATCGACCTTCAATAATCCCATCGTTGCATTTGAGATAAGTGCAGTTGCCTTCCCAGATCCTGCCTTTCATCGCTTCAGCGGCGCTTCTTTGAGTTCAGAACGCAGCTTGAGCACTTTGTTGCCGGTGGATTCGGATTTGATTTCCAGCACAGGATCACCAGGCTGAGCGATGCGAACAACCTGCCCACCAGATTGCGTGCTGATGGTGGCGCGTTTCTTGGCAACGCCTGTCACAGTGCCGAAGGTGCGGGCGCCTTGGTAAGTCCAAGCGACGCGTGAGCCGATACCGATTGCCATTTACTTAGCCTTCCGTTTGCGTGATTTTCCGGCTTTTGTGTACGCGATTGCCACCGCTTGCTTTTGCGGTTTTCCCGCTTTGATTTCTCGTTTGATGTTTTCCTGGATCGTCTTTTTGCTGCTGCCCTTCTTCAACGGCATAACGCCAGTCCTCAACGGCTGACAGCAGTGTAGATCCATCAGCAGTAGCCCAGCCTTTATCGGTATAAACCGCTGGCACCCACGCTTCACCAATCAGAGCTTCGACAGGATCAGAGAAGACGAAATAGATACCCTCGTTCCTGAAGTGCCTAAGACTCGGGAGTTCCATAGCGGCTGCGAAGTTGGTTCAAGGTTAGTTCGGATCCATCATCGCGCACGAGTTTTGCGACGGCATTTTTAGGACCGTATTTTTCGGCAAGCCTATTGAAGTACGGCACCTTGCTAGCGCCTAAGGCTTCAGCTTGGACTGCTTTGGGTTGTTTAGCTAGCCACTCGCCGTAGCTCATGTTGATTGGCACCTGTCCATCTTGGCTAGCGCGTGTTGCCGTTGTAGATGGTGGCAGGATGTCAGGATCAATGATCGGCACAGTCGTTGACCGGCAGTTGAAATGCTGAGGCGGGGTTGGACCTTTGCCGTATTCAAACTCACGTCCATCTAATGCTGCGCAGATCGCGCTAGTTCTGGTGTCTAGCGTTGCGACGTAGCGGTACTTTTTGGTGATGTCTTGATTCGCCTCGTAAACTTGCTGGCTAGCGGAGTTGGCTACTTGGTTGATGCTGGTGCGCACCAGCGCCATAACTTGATTATCTGGAATGGTGGTCAGCTCACCACCTGCTGCGATTGCTTGTTTAACCGTGCGGTTTTCACCAAACTGCAGCGTGCCGACTAGGCGCTTTGCAATTTGCGGTGTCGTTTCACCAGTGAGCAAGCCATTCCGTACAACCTGTCCAAACCGCTCAGCCTGCGATTCAGCAATGCCGCGAAATGCCTTTTCAACTACCTGACCGTTAGGCAACGTGATAGTTGCGCCCTTTGCAGCAGTCAAGCTGAATGTTTGTGGTGCGCCTTGAACCGCAGCTACCAAATCATCGCTGAGCGTGACGACGTTGATCTGCGTTGGATCTGTTGTGACGACTGACTGCGCAAACTGTGGGCTGATTTCAACCGTATTAACAGCAGAGCGCATCCCTGGCGGCAAAGCGCGAGCTAGTTGCTGGGTAACAAACTCAGATTGCAACTGCGCTAAACCCTGCAGTTCGTTAGCAGTTAGCTCAGTGCTATCGCCAGCCCATGTACCAAGACTGGCTTTTAGCTGAGCAAGAATGGCACGCAGTCTGGCAGCTTTAACAGGTGCAGCAGCTTCGTCGATAATCCGCAGTTGATTGACAGCATCAATGATGATGTCGTTGTAGGAGTTGATTAACCTGCGGGCAACGCTATTGCTGTAGCGGTTAAGGTCAATCGCGTTGCGGTATAGAACTGCTGGCGTTGCCATTATTCGATACCTAAATCCTGAGGCTTGCAGGCGGTTTGCATAGTGACATCAGCGCCAGAACGCAAAGCCTCTTTAATCAGCATGATGACAGCCTCTGGCGTTTCATCAGTGCCATTTTCTACGTTCATCTCTTCTACGGTGTATAACCTGCCGTTGCGATACCAGCTAAGCCTGATAACAGCAAAAATGTGAGGCTTCATCTGCCCTTTAACAGCGACGAGCTGTTGCCTGCGTGGCTTGTTTGCTTCCATCGCTAACCTCCATAACCAGCTCATCATGCCGGGATATCGCTTGTATCTTCTGGTTCTGCAGATTCTTCTGGCATTTGTTCATTGACGCGAGGTTCAGGCTGTGCCATCTCGATCATGCCGCCAGCTTGTGTTGCTTCCAGTTCTTCCTGTACGTCAAAGTCATCTCCCAGCACTTCGCCATCAGCAAGGTTTTGCAGCAGCGTTTCTTGAGTGATTGTGCCAGCGGTGTAAAGCTGCAACAACGCCTGGATTTCCTGCGGTTCAAGGCGTGCGCCTAGGAAGTCGCGGTTAACGTAGCTGCTGCCAACCTCGGTGATGTTGAGATACTCAGCGTGGTAGGTCAGGCAGTTGTCGATCAGATCCTGCATGTTTTGGGCGATCACCATCATGGTGCTGTCACCTTGGCTGCGGTCAATACGCTTAGCCTCTGCAGTTTCTGCTGATAGCTTTTGACCTAGCACAGCAGATAGACCTAGCTCATTGATTTGCTGGGCGATCTGCTCAAGCCTGCGGAACTGCGATTCAAAGCTGTTACCAGACGGCTCGATATACTCTGCTTTGCCTTCTGCTGGGAATGCGATTGCTTCGCCAGGACCAGCGGATACTTCTTCTGCACTAGAAGGGAAGCCAAAAAAGGCAAGCATCGGGACAGCACAGATGTGGAGCTGATTGTCCAGATCAGATTGCACTTGATAGGCTTTTAGGTTTAGCTCCGCGATGTCTTCCATCGGCGGACGTGATTCCATAAAGTTCACGCGGTTGGCGTAAGCAACGCTGAAGGGGATTTGACTGAGCGTTGTGGTGCCATTGTCGAACAGTTCAAAGTCGCCGGACTTTTCATCACGGCGATGCAGCTCAAAATTGCCAGGGGTTAGGACGCGTACTTGCTCGACTTCTTTCTCGCCGTAAAGCCCATCAGGCACGATCACCTTTTCCAGCAGGCGTAGCTGGCTGAGCTGCTGCGCTCCATCTACCAGTTCCGTGCGCCAGCCGAGGATCTCGCGCGGTGTATAGCTGACCCAATAAGGTCGTCCATTTTCACCAGCAGCAGGAGCATCCACAAGCACACCAACGTGCCCGTAACGCACCATCTTTCGTGCGGTTTCATACGCCCAGACGTTGAGGTCGTTGCCTAGCAAGTCAACGTCAAATAGCTGTTCTCGCACGATGTCAGATACATCGTTTAACCGGACAGGTTTGCGTGTCAACATGCCAGCCAGCATCCGCTCAAGCCGCTGGTAATAAGGCGGGCATACGGAACGTGCGAGTCTGTTGTCGTAGCTTTCGTCTAGCTCGCGTGGTTCTTGCGGTAGGTAGCGTCGATGCTTGCGACGCATCCCATAGGTGCCAGACAGTAAATCTTCAATCAGGATCCAATGTGGTTCCTGAGCGTGCCATGCGGAGTTGGCATCGTTGACCTTGGTAACGGTGCTCCGCGCCATGGGGCGGTCGTAGAAGTTATACCCTGAGTACATGGCGCCGCTTCAATAATCAAAGTTTAGGGGCTGGCA